TCGCATTGCTAATTGTTGCCGTTGTAGTAAAAGTTTTACTACCATCAAATTCAATTGTAGGTTTTCCGTTTTCAAGTACAATTCCGTTTGCACTATCAAATATTTTAGGCTGTCTTGATGCTGTTGTATTTGTCACATTAAAACCGTTGCCGCTTTGGTCGTACCACGTTGCCACAAATCCATCCGTGCCGCTGCAAAATGTGTTCAATGTGTCCGTGTCCAATTCGCCATCAATAAAACCGATTGATTGAGTTGCATTATCACTTGCCCTTCGCACCACAATCGCATCCCCGGTATAATCTGTATTTAACAAACGTAATGAATACGCCGCCGCCGCACCGGGATATTCATCCAAAACGCCAGTCAATGACTGGCTTACCCAAAAAAATAGGCATCCAATTCGGCAATTAAGTCTTGTGCATCACCAGAAAACGCCACACCGCCAATTGATGTGATTTGCGAAGGTGTCAAACGAATTGTTTGTGTTGGGTTGAATTTGTGTTCATTGATGACATTTGCAATATAAACAACCGTGTCATCATCCGCATCCAAATACACTGTTTTTGCACGGCTTATTTGGTGCAATATGTTATCCGATGAATCCAACAACCGCACATTGCCTTTTGCTGTCTTTGTGATTTTTGAAATCGTTGCCATTTCTTTATTTTTTTAGTTTTTCAACAATCCTTTTTCCTTCCATTTGTCAATCCGTTTTTGTTGAATTGCCAAATCCTTTTTTATCAATTTACGCATCACATTTTTATCCGTTTTGCGTGTCGTTTTATCACTTGCCAATTCAAACAATGAACGTGGATTTTTTATGCGTTTTTTGCTGTCGTGCGGCTTCACGGTAAAGAATGAAACCATCCGTGTGCGTTCCCAATTCGCCAATTGTCTTTGTTCTTCCAACTTAAAGAACGCCTCAATCACATCCAACACTTCATGCAAATAGCAATAATAAAATTCATGAACAGACATTCCAACCTGCCCAATACAAATTGCAAACAGTTTTTGAACGGTTAATTCTTCACCCCTTTCTTCACTGTTTTCAATTGCTTTTTTTCGGTTTGATCCATTTTGTTCACCGAACGTGTGAATGCTTCCGTGAATATTCCCAACGCTTCAAAATCCATCATTTCCATGTCTTCACGGCTAAATGGCAAATCCTTCTTTTGTATTTCATGACCAACGGCTAATGCGTGGAAGAAATACGGAATCAAATCCGCACCGGCAGATAAATCACCGGATTGCATTAATTGAAACACTTCATTGATGCTTTTGCCGCTTTCAATTGCACCTAATCGCAACGCCTTCATGTTGAATGCCACTGGCAATTTTACGTTGTTTAACTCTACAAAATCAACTTTTGCAAATATCATTTTTATTGCTTTTAATCATTTAAAAAAAGGTGGCAACCGCAGCCGCCACCGCTTCACTAACTATTAAAACCCATTAAATTATGAAACTACACTATCACTGTCCATGTTGGTTCACCAGTGATTAAAAATTCACCGCTAAACGTAACAATTTCATTATCTGAAACACTCAATTCAATTGAAGTGATGTTGGCCGTTCCGCCAAATTCATAATCACCAGCGTTTTCATTTGAGATTAAAACGGAAACCGTTGAACCCGCTTTCATGTCTTCAAAGAATTGTTGGAATCCTTCCGCAGCATCAAAACGATGCATGCCATCAAAAGAAACCGTTGAACCCATCCGCCCCATTATGTTTGTGCGGTATTTGCCGGAACTTTGGTTGGATGTGTCCAATGTGTCTGCATCGGTTGAAACCGTGATTGATGTCAAATATCCAACTTCAACGGTGTCAACAAACAATTTCATGTCCGTTCCGTTGATGTAGTTTGTTGTTTGTGCCATGACTTTATTTTTTTAGTTGATCAATTAAAATTCTTCAAATTCGTTTTCAAATCCTTTTGGTGTCACGTCATCAACCGATGATGGCAACACCTTTTTCAGTTTGATAGATTCTAAACCCGTAACGGTTGCAATGCCATCTTCAATCAATGCTTCCGCAGTTTTATAATGAATGCCGGAAACCGTTCCTGCCTTTGTTGTTTTGCTATTGATTGGATTCTTCCAATCCTTCAGAAATGTAATATCCATAATCTATTTTTTAAATAAACATTTGAACGGAAAAATCCAACGCAATCATGAACACTTCATTTGTTTCATCATACCCCAAATCATTCCGGTCATCAAATCTAATATTTTTATAATTGTAATCACTGCCGCTAATTGTTATTGTGCCGGATTTGCCATTCAATGCCACAATCACCGCATCCGCTAAATTCTGAACCGCATCATATGATCTTCCAAAACAGCTGATTTGAACCATCACAATATCGGTGTTGATGTCCATTGCGTTTGTCTTCACCGGATTTGTTTGGAAAACCGTATATGTCAACACCAAATCCAATGAAACATTTTTTGGCACTACATTAGGAAATATTTGCGTTGTTAAACTGTTAACACCTGCATTTCCCTTTAATAAATTATATATTACAACATCCGCCCGCATTTAGAACAATTTTGCAATTTCTTTTGACAAATATTTTTTTGCACCTGCTTTCAACTTCATCTTCACACCAGAACGGGATGCTTCACGTGCCTTTTCAATGAACCGTGTTGCAGATTGATAAACCGTGCCATAATTTACAAACCTGTAATAAAACGCACGGTGTCTTCTCGTTACCTTCTTAACACCTTCCGCTTTAAATACTTTTGAATCTTTTGCCACAATTGGACCCACCAAAATGGTGCGTGAATTTTTTGCCGCTTTGAAGATTTGAATTGATTTCTTCAAATTGCCCGGTTGCACTCTTTTATATGTTTTGCCGCCATCTTTTATTTTGTGTGCGGCTTTTGATTGCGGTGCGAACTTTTGCATGTTTTGTTTGGCAACCACCGCAGATTCTGCCAATATCTTTTCAAAATCGGTTTTGTTCAATGCCGCAGGCAACAAACGCAATTTGCGGATGATCATTTGAATTTCCCTATCTGTTTGAAGATTGTTGCCGGAAAACTCTTGAAAACTTTGCCCGTTTTGTGCATATCTGAACCGTGCCATCTATTGATTGGATTTGAATTCACATTTCAACATCATCCATGTTTGCCATGCCTCGTTTGTCATTTCTTCCGCACTGATAATGTCAATCATTTTGTTTCTGTATTGCACCCTATATGATGAAACATCAAACACCAAATCATCAATGTAACGAATTACAAAATCCATTTTTTGTGTTTGCGTTGCAATGTCGTCTTTGTCATTTTCCGTTCCGCTGCGGTTCACCATCTTTGCCCAAACCGTGGCATAATTATTCCAAACCATCGTTTGTTCACCGGTGCGTTCGTTGATGGAAACGGTTCTTTTCTCAATTGCAATCCGATGTTTCAATTCACCAATTTCCATTGTTCAAATGATTTGCCGTTAAAAATTCCGCATGAAACTTCCCAGATTTGCCAATGAATTCCACATCATCCACCACCGATGCAACCAACGGTTTTTCATCATACAATTCCCGGAAATCATCCATTGCCTTCAATATATCACCAACCACCAAATCTTTGTGCAAAATCACAATGCGTGGATTGTTTTCTTCCATTGTGTCAATTAATCCCATTGAATTATTGACATACAACACCCGTTCACAACCAAAACATTCAACCCCTAAACTCAAAAACCCTTTGACCTTTTTCCAAAACGATTGATGGAAAAACAACATTTCATTGATGACAATTATAAAATCCGCTTTATGTAATTCTTCAATTGGCACGGAAGTAATCCACCGCCCTGCAAACTTTGGTGATGTGTCCACAACTTCAAATCCGTGTTGTTCAAACTGCCGCACCAAATGCATTAATTTATCATACCCAACTTTGAAGGTGATGTTTAAAAATACTTTCATATCATTGCCGCTTTGTAAGGTTGCAACAAATGTTCACTAAGCGAAGGCAGGTTTTTTATTTTATCTTCACGGTTGTTGTATAGATAACCGATGATTAATAAAATAGCCTGTTTAATAGCCGCAGGTACATCCGCAGCCGTCGCCCCAAATCCTGCATTGTAACGCACCAAAACACCGTTTGCACGGTCTGAATCATACGTTGGAAATGTAACATTTGGCATCAAACAAATGCGTGCTTGTTTCCTGTAATTATCCACCAAATATTGCGATGCGTTCCATGTTTGCAAATCACCATTTTCATCATAGTATTTCACATAATCAACGGAAGACACATTGCCAACCATCAAATAAAAACAATCATTCTTTTGGAATCCACCCTTTGGAAACCTATCAAAAACATCTTCCACCACCGTGTCAATGAATTTGATGCCACAATATTCTTCCGCACTTTGCCTTGCGGCTTCAATCAATGTTTCAATCAATGCATCATCTGCCGTGACACCATCCATTTTCAAATGCAATTTGGCTTCATTCAATGTGACCGGTTCAACCGATGCTGCGGTGATGATTTTGTGACTTTGTGGAATGAATATCATTATTTTTTGGCTTTTGTTGTTTTTGTTTTGCGTGTCGTTTGTGCCGGTGTGTTGACCGCTTTTTCAATCGTTGGTGTTTCTTCCACTACGGTGCAAAAATTGCATGAAATCAAATATTTTGCCCGTTCATCCGTCACTTCATAAACCTTCCCTTTTTTGTAACTTCCCAAAGGTCCAACAATGTTCTTTGTGATTTTTATCTTCATGATTCATGATTGATGACAACACGGCAGTTTCCCACCGTGTCATCTATTCAAAAAAAGTAGCTATGGAATTTGATTCATTTAGGCTTGAACCAATTTCTTAATCGGTGAACCCGCACTAATCAAATCACCATCCAATCTTCTGTATGCAATATATCCAATATTCAACTCATCCGCAAATCGTTGATCCAAACGTTTGATGTTTAATCCACCCGCAGTTCTTACCATATAACCTGAGAAATCACCAAATAACACCGTTGTTAATCCGGTTGTAATTGCTGAACTCATATCCTGATTAATCTTCACTTCTTTGCCCAAAATGTACATTGTGCCGGTTTGGTCAAATGAAATTGGATTGTAATTTTCCGCAGCAATCAAACCCAATTTGCGAATGTATGAATGCACCGTGTCATTCATCATCCACTTCACATTTTCACCCATGCGATATGCCGGATCTACGGAATAAAACAAATCAATCAATTCTTCATCGGTGATTGCCGTTGCAGATGCCGTTGTTTTGCCCGTTGTTGCCGCAGTCACAACACCATTTGGTTTTGATGAACCATCACCCGTTGTTAATGCCGCATTAGTGATTCGTGCAATACGTTCACCTAACAATTCAACTAAATACGAAGCCAAATCAACATCTTCATCTTGTGCTAATTGTTCGGAAACTTTCACCAATGTTGCATATGTGTATGCACTCAAATCGGTATTTCCAAACGTCATATCTGCAACCGTGATTCCGCTGCCTTCCGTTTGAAGAACGCCATTTGTTGCCGTGTCATTTACTTTTGGAATTGGAAGAACGTTGCCCGTTGGTGTGTTGATGGTGCGTGCCACACTTTCAACTAATCCAACAAACTTTTTCGCAACATCCAATTCACCCAACCATCCTTCGGGAATAGTATAACCACCGGCAGTGTCTGATGTTGTTTGCGGGTTTGTACCACGCACCAAATATGGTTTCAATCTGTTATCAACACCATGCAATCCGCGGCGAAGGTATTGATTGAATGCATCAATCTTTTCACGTCCGTTGCGTGTTTCCAATACCGCTTCTTGACCTTGTTCCATGTCTTTTTTGCGTTCCTGAAATGCCTGCAAATTACGCAATTGGCGTTCCGTTGCACTCAAATCCGCTTCAATCGCTTCAACCTTTGCCAATTCTTCATTTGAAACGCTGCGGTTTTCTTTTTGTGCGGCATCATACACATCTTTCATTTGATTGTATAAATTCGCCTTTTTCTCTGTCAATTGTCTGACCGTCATTTTTATCAATTTTTAAATTACAAAATTAGGCGTGTTTCATGATTGCCGCCCTAACTATTTTATTACGGATTTCACCATTCAAATCCGTTGTTTCTTCTTTTTCTTTTGGCATTGAACGTAATGCAACCGATGCATCCGGATATGCCGGATAAGTTACCGCACTAACATCAAACAACCTTTTGATTTTCTTAATCGTTCGCACCATGTAACCGTTGCCATCATCCCATGAATCTTCTTCCACGGTAAAGCCAAATGAACTTTGGTTGATGTCGCCCCTTTTAATCATTTCCAACAAATCGTTTCCCATTTGCGTTTGCGGTGCTTCAAAGGAATATTTCAATCCAATATTGTCTTCTTCCAATCGCAATGTGCCGGATGTATTGCGTGCCAAAATCATATTTGCATCATGATTGAATAACGCCCGCACATCGGAATTGGCAATGGCATCTTTGAATGCACCCCGTTGGATTGTTTCCCGGAATCCACCCAAATCTTCACTTTGCTTTTCAAACACTGCGGCATAACCTTCCACCGTGCGTTTGTTTTCTTCCGTGCCTTCCATCCGGATTTCACAAACCCTTTTTTCCATATTTTTTTCCATGATATTGTTGTTTTGTTGTTGAATCTTTGCCGCCATGCGTGCTGCCCAATCCACCATCGGTTCACCACCCCATGCGGAAAACATGATTGTGCCACACACTTCTTTGCCGTCTTCATCAAAGAATTTTCCGGTGTTATACACTGCCGCACGTGACAAAAAAGAATGAATATCCTTCACGTCTTGTTCGTTTAACGCTTCCCGGTTTGCCAATTGCTTTGCACGATTCCAACCAACGTTCGTTCCACAATCGCTTCCGTTGTCTGCTTTGTGTTGCAATGCCTTTTTGGCTTCATTTGTTGCACCCTGCGGATAATTATCAAACATTGTTTTCTTCTTTTATTGTTCCGACAATATCCATGTTGAGCGGTCTGTAATATACACCACCGCCATCATACATGCTTAATCCTTCCAATTTTCGGATTTCATTTGGCGAAATTGCTGCGATTTGGAACAACCGGTTGTAATAATCGGAACGGGCATTCATATCACCACGCATCAATGCATCCATATTGAATCTAATTTCTAAATTGTCTGCATTTCTCAACAACTTGCGGTTCAATTCACTTTCAACACGTTCAATGTAATTGGTCAACGTGTGCTGCACATAGGTTGCATTCATGACTTCAATATTATTGAATGTTGCACGGTCTAATGAATAAAGCAAA